GTAAAAAAGAACTAATCTTATGAAATCAATCGAAGACCATATGGAACACGATAAGAAAATTATCGATGATCCACAAGCAAACCCAGCAGCAAGAAGACACGCTAAGGAAGAGTTACATGAACTCGAAGAGTATGCAGAACATCATAAGGAAGAAATTGCAGCAGGTGATCATCATGATCCAAATGCACTAGAATTATTTTGTGACAACCATCCAGATGAACCAGAGTGTTTAATCTATGACGATTAATTAAATGTATAATCCAGCAGCTAGTAACTTTATAGGAAGAGACCCTATGGTATGGTGGATCGGTCAAATTGTCGATCCAGAGAAAGGAAAGTGGGGAGATTCTCAAGAAAGAAAAGCGGGTGAAGACGGTAAGGATAATTATTCACATCGAGTTCGTGTTCGTATTGTAGGATATCATGGTGGTGATGCTGATTTACCAGATGAGGATCTACCGATGGCACACGTTCTGATGCCGCCTGGTGTCTCAAGCACTGGTGGTCGTCACAAAACTATGGACTATCATGGTGGTGAAGTTGTTGTTGGATTTTTCTTTGATGGTGATGATGCACAACAACCAGTAATATTTGGAACTTTATTTAAACAAACCTTTGTTGAGGATCGATTAACGAACGGACAATTTAATGCTTTTAAACAAACAGACTTCACACCATACACACCACCTGATGTAAGACAAAAAGCTGGAAAACATGCAGTGCATGAAAGCTCACCTTCCAAAATGAATGCAAGAAAAATTGCTAAATTAGAATCTAAAATTCCTAAACCAAAAAGAAGTGATTTTCCCAATGGAAGATCTGGTTTATCAAGATATAAAAGAGCACTAAAAGAGTGGGAAAAAACAGCGAAGGTTGTGAAGAATGAAAATTTTGCAACAAAACAAACTAATGATGATACAAACGTTACTGTTTCAAATGCCACTCCATGTGAGGATAATGAGATATCGAAAATCACAAATGCAATGAAGTCATTCACTAAACAGATGAATGTTCTTGAGGATGTTGGTGGATTAACTGTTGATCCCATATATGGCGGTGTTTTCAATAAGGCAGAGGAGATAAAATTAACATCAATCAAGGTTCATAGCTCAATGTCAAAGTTGATGCGTCGTGGTCGTTCGTTTGTGATACAAGATGCAATGGATAAATTATCTTTAAAACTAAAAGATAAAACTCCAATAACTTTACAATCAGGTGTAGCAGAAGCTTCAAAAAATTTGAATGACATATTATTTTGTAATTTTGAAAAGATTAATGAACAATTAAAAGATTATCTTAATAAGAGTTTAGAGAATATGTTGGGAAAGGTATTAGACGTTCCTCTTTGTGGTGTTGAAAGTTTTTTAGGTGACATGTTTGGTCAGGTTAATAATATTATGGATACAGTTATGGGAGATACTTTTTCTCAATTAAATAATATTACAGGTGGTGGCATTGGTGCTCCAAGTGCAACATTCTCAAAAGCCATTAAGTTTGCAAATATTGTTTCTAACACTCTTGAGTGTGATGGACAGAATTGCCCACCAACTAATAGTACATTTACAGGAAAAGGTGGAGTTGGAATAAATCCAGAAGATGCGTTTGGTAATATACTTGATATTGCAGGGTTGAACTCTCTTAAAAATGCAGCGGAGGGTCTAACTGATATGGTAGATGGTTTGATTCCAGATATCAGTGCTCCATCAATTCCAAAAATTGATTGTAAAACTAACGTTCTTAAATGTGGCCCACCAAGAGTTGATTTTATTGGTAACTTTAATGGTAAAGGTGCTAGTGGTGAAGCAATTGTAAATAGACTTGGAGAGGTGATTGGAGTTGCAATCAATGAGCCAGGATCTGGATATACAGATCCTCCAGCACTCACATTTGTAGATGGTTGTGATAATGGTTATGGTGCTGGAGGTTATGTTCGTATTAAGGATGGTTCAGTTTCAGACGTTGTAATCACGGCTGGTGGTCAAGAATATATACCAAATACAACAGAAACTGACATGGATGGAAATGTCAAAGAAGTGATTCCTGATCCAAGTGGAAACTATTCTGGTGAAACATCATATGTAACCACATTATCAGATCTTGTTGTCGAGAACGCTGGTTTTGGTTATGAACCAACTGACACAGCCACAGTTGTAGGTGGTGTTAAAGATGCAGAGATTGAATTAAATGTGGTAAGTGGTAGAATAGTAGGGGCTAACATCGTGAATGCTGGATTTGGATTTACTCGAATACCAAAATTAAGAATAAATAGTGACACAGGAGCGTTAGCAAGATTATCACCAGTTCTTAAATTCTCTAAAGTTGATGATGCAGCTCAGGTTGCTGATATAACTCAAGATGCTGTTGTAACCGTAATTGATTGTATAACAAAGTAAAAAAATGGCAGATTATTCCCCAAAAGATGAAAAAAATTACGAGGCTGAGGTATTTGAAAGACATACCCGATCAAGTGGTGACATGGATAGCATACATGGTATGTCAAATTATCAGATCACCACACAGGAGGGTCAAAGCATGGGATTCTATGCCGATACTGGTCAGGGAAAAGGTGGTCAAGGAGGGCCTGGAACTGGTAAGCATGTATTAAATACGCCAGGCATGTCTATGGAGGTTCTTGGTAAAGGATTAAAAGTCAGAGATGAAGGTGACACCACTCAACTTCCAGCAAAACAAACAATTTGTAAGAGAGGTGATGTTTTTACTGTGTGTGAAAATGGGGATGTTGTAATTCGAGCGAGAAATATTATACTTGAAGCAGATGGTGCTGGTAATAAAGATGGACAAATAATGATTAATGCAAATCGAATGGTAGATATCAAGGCACCAGATATTAAAGAACAAGCAGAAAAAATATTGGTGAGAGCAACGCAAGAAATTGATACTTCAACAAATTTAAAAAAAGAAAAAACAAATTTTAACTTAGGATTTAATAGTGCTGACATAGATTTTGGGGCAAATATTAAAACCATGATAAATCAAGTCAATACACAATTACCAAAGGCAGGCGAAAAATTAAAAGCAATTGAGGACAAAGGAAAAGAATTACTTCCTAAATTAGAGGAAAAACTTCAACAAGGCATAGACATTATTGAAAGTCCCGAAGCTGCTAAACTTATTAATAATCTTCAACAAAATGCTGAAGAAATTGGCAAGCAACTTGAAGAGTCGGGAGTAATTGAAAACGTAAAAAAAGAAGCAGAAGAATTACAGAATCGATTGGGTGGAATATTCAATGACCTTGAAGAACAAACTAAAAAGATTGCAACTCCTGATAGTAAAAAACTTAAAGAGATTGAGAAAAATCTTGAGGATACTGCGAAGAAATTTGGAGAAAAATTCGGAGGATTTATTTAATGTCAAACTCACCAAGACAACAAGTAGATAAGATAGTCGTAGGAACGTTTGATACCTCACAGGAAATTGATACAAAGGATCAATCACCAACTGGAACTCTTGTCGCAAATGGCCCTGCTGTGTTTGGAAACATGGAGCCGTTTGGTAATAATTATGATGCAGTATTAAATGTAAGTTCAAATTCTTGTGAGCAAATACCGTTTGATCAACAACCAAAATTAGATGTTAATTTGGCCGTTTCCACTGATGGAAACGTTAGAATAATAGGTGATAAAAAAACTAATAATGCTTTATTCGTTGCTGGTGGGAAAGGCCCAGATGTTCTTTTTGTCACAGGAGATGCGACCTTTACTGGTGCGGTTGATTGTGGTAACAAGGGAGCTCTTGCTGCTAGATTTGAACTTGCTGATGATAGACCAAAACCATTTGATATAAAACATCCAACAAAAGGTGAAGGTCATCGTCTTCGTTATGCATGTATTGAAGGCCCCGAAGTTGGAGTTTATTGTCGTGGTCGATTGAAGGGTAAGAATATTATTGAATTACCATACTATTGGAAAGATTTGGTTCATGAGGATAGCATAACAGTTCAATTACAACCAATTGGTAAGAGTCAAAATCTTGTGATTGAAAGTTTTAATAGTGAATACGTTGTGATTGAAGTTGGTGCAAATCAAGATTTTCTAACTAATGAAATATTAATTGACTGTTTTTATCATGTATATGCTGAGAGAAAGGATATTAATCCATTAATAGTAGAATATGAAGGTGATAGTTGGAAAGATTATCCAGATCCAAATTATAATCCAGATAAAGTTGATACTAATGAGAGGAGTTATAATGATCCTCGATTTGCTGGCCCACCCAACACAATCACAAGTTGATAAATAAAACAGAAGAAAATTTGTACATAGCCCAATA